ACGAGCATCGAGGTCTTCAAGAAGCTCCTGGCACCGGCTCCGAAGGAGGCGGAGAAGGTCTACGACCCGGCGCGGTTCATGCCGTCGAGAATCATCGTCCTGAACGCTTAAGCCTCGAAGTCGCCGCACCAGGCCGTCTTTGCCCCGGTTCATCTATCGTGATCCTGATGCCATCGTGGTCGAGCAAACCCTCGAAGAGTTGGTTTACTTCGGATTGGGCAGTGAACAAGTCCTGAATGAGGCTGCACTGCGGGGAATCTACCCACCGAAATGTGGACCGCTCGTTAATGCTTATGATGAACCCATCCAAGGTTTCCCAAGGGATGAGCGCCCGCACGGGCATGATGCTCGCGGCGCGCACGATCGCCGGGGCGGCGACAAGCGAGCCCAGGCCGAGAAGCAATGAGCGGCGGCTAGTCGTCATCCAGCTTCTTCGACGGATATTTCCGAATGTGCTGGTGGTAGTAGCCGCCGTGGCTGTCAGCGGCAAAGAGGCCGGTGTGATGTTCCTCGGGAACGCCGGTGTGGCGGTAGATCGGGCCGGGATTGCCTGCCTTGTCCTTGAACTGGACGTGCATGGTGCGGCTGGCGGGATCGTAGTGCACGCCGCACAGATGGCTCGGCTTCGGCAGCGGCGTTAGCTCAACCACGGCTTTCGTCTCTCTACGGTCGCTGTCATCGCGTGCAATAGACCCTGTCGGCGGTGAAGCGGGGACGGCACTTGTCCACCAGATCGACCGCAATGGCAGCACCAAACCCCAACAGGACGCCCACCGCAATCGCAGCGAGGAACCTAGTCGATAGTGTCCTCGTCTGAGACTGCGGTTGGGTCGGGTCCGGTGAGGTCGTCATCCGCCCCCTCCATGGCGCGCGCGTCGATCGGGACGGGCGCCGAGGGCTCTATATCATAAATCCTCGAGGCCGCGTCGATCAGGTCGTCATGTGAAGCAAAGGGGTGCAAAACTAATTCCTCGATGAACACTCGCGTCAGGTCGTAGACGGCCTGGTTCTCGTCGAGGCGCTTGAGCGGCCAAACGATGCGGGCTTTGTCGCCCGCCTCTTGCAGCTTGGTGATGCCCCGCATGGGCCGATAGATGATCTGCCCGACGTGGTAATCCGCCTTGGAGTTGGCCGCAGCTGCGGCCTTGGCGTGCTCGTCGGTCCAGACGGTCCACAGGCAAATGCGGGCGAAGTCGCCAGTCTTGGCGCCGTAGTCGGAATGGTGCACAGCGACCGGCAGATAGAAGCGCCCGCCGCGAATGTCGGGCTCGAGTCGGCTGATGCGGTCGGCTTTGGAGTGTCCGCCCTGGCGCGGGGTGCCTAGTTCCTCGATCGGGAAGTAACGGTTCTCCCGCTCCATCAGCATTTTGATCGTTTCCAAATCGGTCTGCATTCCATATTTTTCGTAGCCGACCTTGACGTACTGGACGCCGGGGAAAGTCTCCCACTTGAGCCGAAGGTTTTGCAGGCGCTCGTAGCGTTCCGTCAGCTTCATGCGATGGCGCACGCCGTCGAGCAGATACTTGTTGCCGGCTTGGTCGATGCCGATGACGGCGATGGCAGTGCGGTCGGAACGCTCGCCGCTGCCCAGGCTGGGGTCTACGAGGATGTAGACGTTCATCAGCTTTGGGATCACCTCGTAGGTCCGGAGCCAAAGCGACGAGAACGTGGCCTCGCCGGCAGCGCGCGGGTCGAGCAGCATTTGCGCCGAGACGACGCTGCGCTGGTCGTTCTTGATTTTGGCCCATCGCTCAGCGGTAAGCAGCACAGGCGCTCCGTTCAGGGTGCCGTCGTCGGTCGCGGGGTAGATGCGCGGCTTGGCCGATTTACGCTCGATGATGGTGCCGTAGGTGTCGGCAAAGTGGTATCTCGTGCCAGCAATCCACTTGCGGCAGCCGTCCTTTGTGCCGAGGTTATCGGCCATTTCCCAACGCAACGTGGTTTTCTTAATTTCCTCGTCGCTCAGATGGTCCTGGGTGACGACGTCGTCGTAGATATGCAGCTTGAAATGCCGGCCCGTGGGCTGGCCGTCGAGCAGCCCGTGGGCCTCGACGGTCGCCTCCTTGGGCCGCTGCTTGCGCTTGACCGTGATGCCGCGGGCGAGGCTCCACTTGGCAGGGCGCCCCTCGTCATCGGTGCGGGTCCGGGGCGAGCGAAAAAAGACGTCGGGGAAGGTCGAGGCTAGAAGCTCATTGGTCTCTAGCTCATTCTTGATCTGCCCGAGGAACTCCTGCGCGCTCTGCTTAACCACCGAGAAGATGGCGATGGTCATTTCCGGCTCGCGAATAATCTCCTGGATCGCGCCCGCTGTCGTGATGACCGAGCTTTTGAAATGATACCTCGCCCAAAGGTCGATGTAGCCGTCCGGGTCGGCCTCCACCTCGCGGCAGCGGTCGAACACCCACGGGTGCCGCGCGTCCTCGCGGCCCAGGATCTCGGTCAGGAGGTAGTATCGGTCGTTGCAGGCCAGAAGCGCGCGGGCCTGCTCCGCGTTGAGCTTATGCGGCTGCAGCACGTCGCACGCCGCGTAGAACAGCATCGTGTCGGCGTAGTCGGTGTACTCCATTTCGTTGAGGATGAAGTCGAGTAACTGTTTGTGGTCGGGCAGCTTTAGGTAGCGGTCGCCGTGGAGTGTCCTCATTGCAGGGCGCAATGCCTTTCAGCCGGCGGCGAATGTCGCGCCGGTACTCTGCCTCACGCTCGATCAGGATTGCCCGCATGCCCTCGCGCGCTGCGGCTTCGCCGGTAGTCCCGGTGCCCGCGAAGGGGTCGAGGACCTTGCCGCCTGGGGGCGTTACGAGGCGCACGAGGTATCGCAATAATGCGATAGGCTTCACGGTCGGATGCTTGGAGCCCCGGCGCTCTTTCTTGCTGGCCTTGGCGCAGTAGAAGAAGCGTGCGGCGTTGCCCGAGGTCGGTCCTATGCTCCGTCGCCCCGGCTTCATGGCGAAGTTAGTGCCGCCCTTGCCAGTGTAGGTTTGATCCGCGCTGGCCTCACCGGCGCGGCCTTTGAATTCCCCGTAGGTGTTTCGGAACTTGTCCGAGTGACGTCGCTTCGGCGTGCCGCCCCCCGACTGATGCGGGAAGCCGTTCGTCACTTCCTCGCTGCCGTCGTGGATGACGTTCGCGGGCCAGCGGCCAGCATCTATTTTCTCAACACCAAAATTACCGCCATGTAAAACATTGCGCGGCTTCCCGGCGTTCGACCCATTCGCACCGCGCGACGTTCCGCCATCAATGCCGACCCGACATCCGTCGATATTCAGCGCCCCCGTTCCCCACCGCAGCACGTTGGCGGCGACGGTGCGCTCAGAGCACGGCTTGCGCGCTACGACGATCGGCTCGCACGCGGGCTTCAGCGCGGTGCCCCAGCCTTCCCATTGGCGGGCAGCGGCTGAGCCTGGGGTAGTAATATCAACAATTCCATCCCCGCGCTCAGCTTGAGCAAACCAAGCTACAGGATCACCACTCACTCGTTCGCCGATCTTTTCACGCTCATATTCTTCGCGTTGCACGCGTTCCTTCCAACGGTCATCTAATCCTAGCAGCGGTTGCAAAACGGCCCATTGTGAAATAGTCGGCATGCCGTAGCCATTTGCCCAATTAACTGAACTGCCACCGTGATTGACTTCACCGTACCATCCACCGGCAGCACATATTTTTGCATGTGTTAGGCCAAGGATCTTACGCCTTGTTTCATAGTGTGCAGCAAACTCAGCGAATGGCGCTTGATTAGACGGCCCAAGCCGATCAATCCCCTTGCTCACGTCATGCGACTTCGGGAATCCGCTCCCGTACACCCACATGATCGTGTCGCGTATCTCAAACCCTGCATCCTCGATCGCGCAGACCATGCGGTGATAGGTGCGCGTGCCGCCGAAGCTGAGAAGGTGGCCACCTGGTTTGAGGACGCGGAGAACTTCGCGCCAGACCTCGGGGCGGAAGGCGATGTCGCCGCCGTCCCAGGACTTGCCCATGAAGCCGGTAGCGATGCGAGCGCGCCCTGCAGGCGAGTTTTCGTTAAGTGAACGAGGTCCGCTGCCGCCTTTCTTGCCGGTCGTCAGGTGATACGGTGGATCGGTCACACACGCATCGACGCTATTGGCGGGCAGGCCCTTGAGCACATCGAGACAATCGCCGCCGAGCAGCGTTACGCTTTTACGCAAACATTCCCCCCGAGATTGGAGCCCTCGGCACGGATTTGAACCTGCGACCTGAGCCTTACAAAGACCCTGCTCTAACCGAACTGAGCTACGAGGGCAGCGAAAAAGGCCGCCCTGCCGCGCGGCGAGGACGACCTTCTTTCCAAACAGTTTGTCTAGGCTAGATCGACTACGCGCTGCCTACTTGCTGCGCTTCGTCGCCGTCTTCTTCCGGGCGGGCGACGCCCTCTTCTTCGCCCGAGTGGATTTCTTCTTTGTGGCCATGACGGGCCCTCCGTTTGAGCCTCGCCCAAAGCGGCGAGTATGGAAGGCATACCGCACCAGGATGGCGTCTGACAAACCTATTGCGGCTCGGAGCCAGGGCGTGCGGTCACCTCCCACCGCGCCTCGTCGTAGGAGATCATCGACCCATAGAGCGGGCTGGACAGCCTCGCGGCGATGCGGTGCAGCACTCTTTGCTGGGCGGTGTGTTCGGTGAGCGTCTGACATGCAGCGTGAAATTCGGCCCGGTGTGCGGGGATTTCTTCGCATAGACGGAAGCCGGCGTCATCCAGATATTGCAGCCACCAAGCCTCGGGGTCGTCGCCCTGGCGGGCGCTGTGGACTTCCTCGTGGACGATGAGCTCGGGCGAAACGATGATGCGGCTCGGGTTGTGGATAAGGTCGCCCCAGGTGAAGATCACGGGCTTGCCGCGCACGTTGAATTTCCGGTTGATGGCCGTGTACATCGGCGGGAACGTATTGACGACCTTCATGCACCTTCCTTAGATGGCTACTCGCGGGCGCTGCCCACCACTCCGTGGAGCCGTCTGGGCTAAGAAGCGGAGGCGATAGTGGGAGCGATCAGATGCCTGCGAGAGGACACGGCCGATGACCGTTATTCGCGCGGTAGGCACGGTCCTCACTCTTTCGATGCACCGAGAGGCCCCATCAGCTACCAGCCATGAGGCGCGGGACGTTCTGGATGGCAGCCGCGCACCCGTTACTCGGGCATCCAGGGAGCGGGGCCATATGACGGCGAAGCGGGAGGCGTCCGGGCTGGGGTGCGTCACGGAGCCCTTTAACAGTCCGGGTCGCGCCTTCCGTTCTTCTTCGAGGCTGAATGCCCGCGCGGGTGGAAGGCCCGCTCAAATTCAGTTAGGCGCGACGGCCTGGGAGGCGAAAGCCGTTAGGACCAGCAGCCAGGGCCCCTCCCGAGAAAGGGCTTTGGTCCGTGGGTCTTTATCCATTCTGCCCTGAGAGAGAGTAGCGCGCCGCCTTATCCCCCAGCCGTCGCCCTGCGGTAATCCGCAAAGGCCTTCTCGACTGCGTCCTGCTCGCTCGGCTGGTGCGTGATGGCCGCGGGCGCCGCTGGCGCCGCGAGATAGTCCTGCGAACTGGCCTTGATTTCGAACCGCGCGGGCAAGAGCTTCCCAAGCCAGAAGTGCCGCTCGGCTATCCTGATCTTCGTCCGCTCGATGACTTCCTTGTCCGTGATGACGTGGACGTTTCCGTCCTCGTCATCCCCGCCTATCGTCTGGTCATGGCTGCCGTCGTCAGCGATCTTCAAGCACTCGTCGGCCAGATCCTCGATACGGCACATGAGGGCCGTCTTGTAGGCCTCGCGGAAGTTCTCATCGTCCTGCTGCCACTTATAGACCGTGCGCCGGGACGGCATGTGCTCGTCCTTGCAGATGTCGACGATGAACTCGCCGGCCGCGATGCGCTCGCAGATTTCCTCGCCGATTTCGGGGCCGTAGGCCTTCGGCCGGCCGGGCTTGAGCGCCCGCACCTCCATCTTGCTGAAATCAAAGAGGGTCGGCTCGTCGGGGTCGAGCATGCCGAGTTATCCCCCAGCAAGTAGCGCAATGCGCTATCTGCTATACTTGCGGCTTGACAACAGGAGGCCCCATGCTTTCCCGCCGCTCGCTCTTCAGCCTTGGTGCAGCGTCCGCCGTTGCCCCGTGCCTTCCGGCGCTGGCAGTGCCGTCACAGCCAGAGCAAACCGCGCCGTCAAAACCGCGCCGCCGCATTATCCGCGGGGCTGATGGCCGCATCGTCGGAATCGGGTTGCCGGAAAACATGCGGGCCGGCGACGTGCTTACAATTGTCAACGCTGGGAACGACGCCCTAATCGTATTCCCGCCTGATCTACCCGCCGTGACCCTTCGCTAGGCCGAAGCCTTCCTCGCCTTTGTGGCTCGGGTGCTTTTTGACTTGCGAGTTCGCGATCTTGATGGCCGAGGCTTCGTCACCGCTTTTCGCGAGGACCTTGTTGGCGATGTCCGACCACTGCTTCTTGGTGGCAGGGGTGTTGGCTCTATGGGTGTGACGGGCTGGGCCGTCGCCTGGGGTCCAGGGCATAACTCGTCCTCCCGGATGAGACATTCTTCGTTGAGAAAGGCGAGGGGCTTCGGCGCGAGCCACGGCTTGTCGGGAATGGGGGATGCCCGGAGTGCGAGGCGGTGCAGCGTGCGCGCCACCCACGTCCAAAAACTGTTGGTGTTGTCGGGGCCATGGTTCCTAGCAAATTCCCATGCGGCTCGGTCGTAGGTCATTTGAACCCCATCGCGGTGAGCGTGGGCTCGAACGCCTCTTTCACCGTGTCCGGGACGAATTCCAGGAGGTGCATCTTCGCAACGCGCCGCGATAGCGTGCGCTGGATGCGGATGGTAATGGTGTGCAGCGTCTTGTCCCCCGTCGAGAATGTGATGTTCAAAACTGGATCGGTTGCTTCGGCCGGCGAGCGGCCTGCCTGCATTTCCCCCGGTGTCATCTTCCCCCCTCGGTTTCTATTGGCTCGAAGTCGTCGGCCAGACAGTCCCGGCCGTATCTCAGGAACAGGAAGCTGACGCTGGTCATGAGGTTTTCGCCGCGCCACCCATTGATCGGGGCGCCGTCGCGGTCGCTGTAGGCAAAGGCGATGGCCTGGATGGCGCCAGACTTGGCTTCCTCGAGTAGCCCTTCGAGGCACTCGATGACGTCGGGCCGCGGTTGCCCCGCAGCGGCGATCACGCCGGGCAGCTTGTGGAGCTCGCCCATGCGCGCGGCCTGTCAAATCGCGTATGATTTATTCAAAAGCTATTCGTTGGGATCTATAAGCGCCTCGCCGCGTGCATCCTCGTACCGCTTGAGGACCGCGCGCACGAAGGCGTCGTCGGTGAGTTCGCTATCCTCGGCGCGGACGTGGCGGCGCATGATGTCATGTAAGCGGGCCTGTTGCCCGTAAGTGGAAAGACGCTCAGTCACAGCCCGCCGAGGCCCACGTCGTCGTCGTCGCCGGCCGATTGTGCGCCGCCGAGACTGGCGCGCACGCCCCGGCGCATCTGCTGCTCCTGGTCGGCGTCAAATTCGTTCTGCCCAGGCATAGGACTCATCGGGGCAGCGGCGGGACGGCGCTGGGGCCGCTTGCGGTGGTGACCGCTGACCGGGATCAGGTCATGTTTCTTAGCCATTGGACAATCCTGTACCTTGAGGGGCATATTCCCAAGCGCGGGACCATTCCGGGCTGGGTAGCGCGGGGCTCGGTCACGGGGTTCCGCCTAACTTCGTCAGTGTCATTGCCGTTCAAGACTGCCGACCCGCGCGTTTACCGCGCTACGGCGCGCATCGTCGTCACGACGCTCCACTTGGTCTGATCAGGATGATCATTCCATGATATTACGTCACGACCATCCGGCTCGGGATGCAGAGGAGTTACCGCGCGACTGAAGCGAGACAAGGCAATTTTTGCGATCCCTGGCTGGAGACTACTGCTGTTGATTGCCTCCATCGCGCACACGGCGCTACCCTGCCGCGACAACCCCTGCGACCATCCATGCGTCTCGATATAATCCGCCGCATCCAGCAGCACTTGCCGCCACGGCTCGATTGCAACTTTCTGTTCCCATTTCGAGTCAAACAGCATGACACCGCACGCTCAGTCGCTCTTTCAGTTGGCTACGCGCGGATAGTCGGTCATCGCCGCGGCCTCGCCTCGTCTGCCGCCTGATGGCGGGCGTGCGGGCTGCGCCAGGAATACTTGAACGGCGACTTGCCGTACTTGGCGTAGGGGCTCTCGCCCGTCTTGCGGTCGCGGCGTTTCTTCGGCTTGGCACGTTTCATCCGATTGTCCGGTCGAGCACGTCACCGACGACGGCGCAGACGAATATCGCACAGATCACGAAGGACCATGCGGTGCGCTTCATTCGCTGACCCGCCATCCAAAACTCAGGTAAACCCGACCGAAAGCCATTCGCAGGGTCCGGTAGGTGCCGACGCAGTCAAGGTCACGGCCGCGGAAATGGACAACCCAGTCGAACCAGATCATTAGCCCCTCCTTCGTAGGTCCCGCCGCGTAGGCTCAGATCGTCGTAATAGATCACGACTTTCGGGAAACGGTGATCTTTGTCGTCGTCTGGCTCGGCGCGCCTGAAGCGCACGAGGCCTTCGGCTTCGAGGCGTTCGAGCGCATCGAGCAGGAGGGTTTGCGGGTAGCGGTCGAAGCCTCGGCTGACGATGTGGTCTTGGATCCCCCGGAGCGTTGCGTAGGGCGAGAGGGCGGCCACTGCCCCCATCGCATGCCGATCGACGTCATTCGGGATCATCCGGCGGCTTAGGTCGTGGGATGGTGCCATCCTTTCGGGCCTTCGCAACTAACTCGGCGTAGGTCGGGAGCGTCTTGCGCTCCTCGGCCATGGCGGCTTCGAGCTCGGCGAGGCCTTTTTCACGTGAAACATCGGGCGCCTCGGCCGCGGCCATTTCGATAATCTCAGACTGTCTCACTTCGATGATCGTGCCCGGAAAGGTGCGCGGCGTGTGCTCGAGAGCGCGCATTTTCCAAGAGCCGTCCTGGCGACACTCGATCGGTTCGGCCCTGAATTCCTGGCCGAAGAGGTTCACGCGCGCCATTGGTTGACCTTTGGTCAAGGGCGGATCGGCCGGGGGGCGGATCGCCGTGGATGGCTGCGGTGACGTTGGCGCCGAGGACAGGACGCGGGCCGCGGGCCGTCCATCGAGTTCCGCCGCCACCGGGCGACGGCATACAGAGCCCGTCGTGCCCCATTGGGAGGCGGCACCAGGAGTGCCAGCACAGATCAGCCATTAGCAAAATTCGCCCAAAATCTGACGGAAAACCGCGGATTAGGAATGATTTCGGCCTGTACACTTGGAAATTCGGGCGCGCACCGATTACGGTGGCGAGAGGTCCGGAATCGAAAAGTTGGCTTAAAAGTCACACCCATCACGGTGATAGGCCGAGCGGAGCCTGCGGATCGCCTTGGGCGCCCAGCCCCACCATTGCCGATAGGTCAACATCGCTGCCCGGTCGCACCGGCATCCCTGGCCGGGTCGGGTCGGTGGACCGCTGCTGGTTCGCTGGCGCCATTGCAGTCTTGCCGCCCGGAAGCTGGACCTGGGCTTGTTGCGGTGCGGGACGGCGGGCCGCCTGCAGCGAAGGCAGGAATTGAGGCGTTTGCGGCTCGAAGTCGGCCGCGAGCGGGTTTGTCGGTTGTCCGCTGCCGCCCGTCTTTTGCTGCGGCTGCGGCTCATATGATGCCGAGCCGTAGCCGGCGAGGCTGGTCGGGGAAGTCGGTGAAGTCGGTGATCCAGTAGGCCCGGAATAGTCGGTCACTGGCGCGCCGCCGCCCCCACCGCTATCGTCGGCCGCAAGCTGCGAGTTCGCCCACGGGGTCGAGCCGCCAAACTTCGCGTAGCGCCGGGCGATGTCCGCGGTGATGTCGTTGGCGGCGTTGCCGACGGTCCCGAGCCTCACGAGGTTCGGGTTGCCCCTGAGTTCTTGCGGCGTGAACACGTCCTGGACTGGCGTTGACGGGTCGATCTGGCCGCTGATGATGCGCGCGGCGCGCCCGGTGCCCCAGTAGTGGGCGAGGTAGAGTTCGGGGTCGGTAGGGTCGCGGCCGAGTCGCTGCGATAGTTGCTGCTTGGTGTTGCCGATGAAGGCGGTCCAGCCTTTGGCTTGCGTGTACGGGTCCGACGAATTGCCCGCGCCCCATTGCGAGCGAAGATCGCCAGACATCTGGAATAGCCCATAGATCGACTTCGATGCGTGGGCGTTAGGGTTAAAGCTCGACTCGCGATCCGCGACGGCCATGGCGAACGCTGGATCAACCCCCGCTTCGGTCGACGCTTGCGTGATGGCGGCGCTGATGTCTGGGTCCATCGGCGCCTCGGCGTTTCTAAGAATGTTCGCCCGAACGAATCAGGAACCGCAATCGGGCGGGGAGTTTTTGAGGTGCGTCAGGTGCGTCAGGTGCGTCAGTAACCCAATCGGATCGCGAGCAGCGCCTGGGCCGTTCCGTCATCGAGGTCGAACGAGTGGCGCTCCAGGATTAGCCGCGCCTTCTCGTGCCGCTCCTTGAAGAGCGTGGCGGACTCGATCTGTGCCTCAATTTGAGTCACGGCGCTGTCGACCATCGCGCGCAGCACGTTGTCGCCGTCGTCTTTGGTGCCGAAGCGGTTGGCAAACTTCGAGAAGCGCACGACCTTGCGCCGCATGTCCACGACGTTCGCGTCGATGCCGGCGATGGCCTGGGTACAGGCCTTTATCATCGCCGCGACCGGGTCCGCATAGATGGCGCCGTCGCCGACCTGGGCGAGGGCTTGACTCATCATCTGCGCGACGAGGCCGTGTGCGAACGAGGCTTCCTGATCCTCGTTCGCCGCCTTGCCGCGAAGCGCGGCGTAGGCCTCGGCGATCTGGCGGAAGGCCTCGACATCGCCGCCTTTATCCGGGTGATGCATCTTCGCGAGCGCGATGTACGCTTCGTGGATTTCCTCGGGCGTAGCGTCAGCCGCTACACCGAGTTTCGTGTGGTGGCTAGTCAAGCAGTTGCCTCACCGCGGCGGCAAATTTCCTGAGACCGCCGACGTGGAGTCTGATGCTGTCGTAG